AGGAGGTCCGACACAACCATGAAGACTGTAGATATTTTAAGAAGCAATGTATATAGTTTTAGGTTGCCGATGGGCTTTTGCTATATAAGCAAAAAGGCTAAAGGCGAAGAAAAGCATATTATTGAAGGTTTTGTGTCTATGAAAGACAGTGAAAGGGACTACGATATAATACCACCAGAAGCGTTTAAAATAGACACATATATGCAAAACCCACAAGTTTGGTATAATCACGGTCTTTGGAAAGACGAGAACGGCAACGAAATTCCCGTAGGAAGGACTATATTTTTAACTATTGCAAGACTTGAGAAACTTCCTGAAGACGGTTCTTTTGCTGTAATAGACACACTGGACGAAAAAGAAACTGTATTAGGTTTTATAACTAAAGAAAAAGCTGAAGCACTAAACCTTTCTGAAAAAGACATAGGTTTATGGGCAAGGTGCAAAATTACAGTTGACGAAGTATGGAAACTAATAGAAGAAGGTGAATTGAATGCTTTCAGTTGGCAGGGCAAAGTTAAAGTAAGAGAAGAGGTTAGAGAAAGAGACGGCGAACCTAAAATAGTAATGGTTGCGGAAGAGATAGACCTTTTTGAAATAAGCGTAGTATTTGTTCCTGCTAATGAAAAAGCTGTGTTTTCAGTAGCTAAGTCTTTGTTTTCTAAAGACAATAGCATAATGACTCAAACAGCAAAAGAAAAGAAAGAACAATATGAATGTGAATGTATAGAATGTGGCTATAGAGAAGTTTCTGACAAACATTGTAAAGATTTGAAATGTAAAAAATGTGGTGGTCAAATGAGAAGAGTCGGTAGACCTGGACCTGGACAGAAGTCCTTTATGTGTATTCTTGAAGAAAGTGAAGGACATATGCACGTGGCTGAAGTCTTCCTAACAGAAGACAATACATTGGTAGGTAAAACTCTTATTACCAGAGGAAATGTTGACCAACACGAGCATTCTATAAATTGTTCTATAGACATGGCTGTAACAAATGCGTCTTCAAATGGAACTGAACATTTCCACAAAATAGACATAACTAATGTAAAGAAGTATATAGACTCTCAGCAAGCTAATATGTCTAAGTCTATTGTTCCATTTCAGGACTTTCCATTAGCTCCTATGGACATGCGTTGGTCGTTTACTACGGCTGACCAGAATGCTTTATTAGGTAAGGGTGAAAAGAAAGACTGGGCTACGTATAGAAGAGTTCACATATACTATAACCCTGAGAAAGCTGACACAAAAGCTGGGTATAAATTGCCTATAGCTAAAAAAATAAACGGTAGAATAAAAGCTGTTCCAAGAGGTATTATGGCAGCTATGGGAGTATTGCTTGGAGCAAGAGGTGGTGTAGACATACCTTCCAATGAGAAGAAAAAAGCATACAACCACTTGGTAAAATATTATAAAAAGATGGACAAGAAACCCCCTGAATTTAAGCAGATGTCTTATTATTCTTTTGTAGAGCATTTAAAGTCTAACTTAAATATTGAGGAAAAAGAGATTGAAGACTTAATAGGTAAGAGTGTTGAATGGACGGTTGTTAAAAGTCAAAATGTAAAAAAGGAGGACAAAGCCGTGAACAGATTGTCGCAAATAAAAGACTTAGTTAGCGACTCTCCGTTGAGAATTGCTGACGAAGTGAAATATGGGGAGTTCTTAGACGCAATGGACGACGACGAATATGCAAAACACTTGGAACTTCTAAATGAGTTGGTTGGTCAGGAAGAAAAACATGTCATAGTCGTTTCTGAGAAAGGAGAAGACGTAGAACTTTCTATAGTTAAAGAAGCTGACTACACTGAACAACAGACTTCTGACAGCATAGATGACACAAAAGCAAAGGATGACAATACTGCTAAGAGTGATGAAAAAGCTTCTTCTGACAAAGACAAAATTGATGTTGACGAGTTAATTAAAAAGCTTAAAGAAGAAATTGTCAAAGAACTTAAAGAAGAGCTTAAATCTTCTAGTGATACAGACAAAGACATTAAAGAAAAGAAAGATGACAAATTGACTATTGAAGACGTAAAACAATTGCTTGCTGACAAACTTGAAGAAGTTATGTCAGGGAAACTACAGACGTCAACAGTTGAATTGAAAAGTTTAGAAACTGCAATTGAGAAGTTTTCTCAAGCTGTTGACAAATTGGGTTCTATGAAAATAGCTTCTAAGGGAGTTTCTCACTTTGACTTGGACAAAGACTACGACAAACTTGACGAAGAAAGTTTCTGGGATGGAATTTTCCCTGAAAACTTAAGCGGTGGGGACATTATGTATTAAACGAAAGGAGACGACGCTATGTTTGTATTAAAGAAAAAAAGAGCAGAAATAATGCAGAAGTCTCAGATAGACACTTCTGCATTAGGGACAGGTGTGCTAAATAGAGCTCAAGCTGACAAGTTCATTGACTTGATTGTAGAAAATCAAAGAATCTTAAACTTGATTACAACTAAGAAAGTTGACAACGCAAAAGGTCAGATTGACAAAATAAACATAACTACACATGTATTACGCAAACAAGGTTCTGAAGGTGTAGAAGAAACTGAAACTTCCTCTCCGAATGTTTCTTCGGTAAACTATGACTGCCAGACAGTTGTAGCATGTTTTGATTTAACAACTGAAGCAGAAGAAGACAACATTGAAGGTAAAAACTTTAAGAAAACATTAGTTAATGGTTTTTCCAAAGCTATTTCTAACGACCTTGCAAAACTTGTATGGGAAGGTGACGACAGCTTAGGAACTTCTACAGCAGAAGAGAAACTTCTTAGAACATTTGACGGAATACATATTAAGACACAGTCTTGTCCTAACATTGTAGACGCTAACGGAACGGGAGTAAGCTTGCTTCTTTTCAAAGACTTGCTTGCTAAACTTCCTAAAAAGTATAAGACAAAAGGTTATAAGAAAAACTACAGATGGCTGGTTAGCACAAATGTTAGCGAAGACATGCAGTATGCTTATGCTAACAGAGCTACTCCAGGTGGCGACTCTGGTTGGACTGGTGACATTGTGCTTAAACCGTTTGGTATTATAATGGAAGAGTGTCCTTATCTTCCTGAAGACTTGACAATAGGAACTGCTGCAACTGACGGAACATTTATGTTGCTTGCAGATCCGAAAGACAACATGATTCTCTTTGTAAGACGTAAGATTACATTCCACTATGACTTCAGACCGAGAAAAGGTAAAACAGAAGTTACAATTTATATGAGACTTGATTTTGAAATACCTAACTTAGATGGAATAGCAAAAGCAAGAAGTATCAGTTGCGATTCTTCAACAGCTTACAGTGGTTAACTTTTAGAGTAAGTATAGGGTGGCTTGACAAAGCCGCCCTATACTTATAAAATTAAATATTAAGTATTAACGATTAACATTAAAGGAGGATTCAAATGGGTCTTGTCTTAATAAGGTTCCCCAAGTATGTTTACAGAGACACTCTCTACAATTTTGTCTTTGAAAAAGGAAAACCTGTCTACAACCTGCCTTTTGAAGTAGAGGAAAGACTTAGACACACTGGGTATTTCCACTATGTTCCAGAAAAAGGTAAAGAAGTTCCTACACACATACTACAAGAGCAGAAAAATGCAGAAGCTAAAGCATTGACAAAAGAAGAGAAACAGAAAAAGTATGAGATTATGCGAGAACAACTTAAAAAACTGAAAATGAACAAGCTAGACGAAGAAAAAGTTACTTCGGTAGTGATAGACGAAAACGGTGTGTATGAAGAAGACTCTGAAGACAGTAAGGTTGATGTAGACATTGACGGCAAAGAAGAAGAAAAACAAATTCAAGAAACAGAACAAACAAAGACGATATTAGAAAAAAGAGCTAAACTTATAAAAATGCTTTACGGAGCGAGGTTTCCAAAACCTGTCGTAGAAGACTTAGCAAATAAGAGCATTGCCATTTTTAAGAAAATGCCAGAAGCTACTGAGAAAGAAGTGTTTGCTATGTTAAAAGCAAGGTATTATAACAAAGTAGGAACAACTGACAAAGTTAAAAGGACGCCTAAGAAGAAAAGTAATACGACAGGTAAATAATGGGTGTTGTAGTTCTTGTAAAGTTTAAACAATACAAATACAAGGCTATAGAATATAAACAGTTTGTTCCTACCGAACCGCCAGAAGAAGACGAAGCTTACTTGAAACAGACTGGTTATTTTCTATGGTATAGAGACTATTCAGAAGTTCCTGAAATATACAAAGCACCGCACTTTCTACCTTCAGGGAAACTGCCTGCGAATACATTGGGTATAGACTTGTCAGACAAACGCATTTTGATTAAGCGAAATGGTGGTTTTGGTGACATTATAATAGCTATAGGAGCTATAGAAGCTATAAAGAAAAAGTTTCCAACTGCTTACATTTCATTAGCTTGTCAAGACTGGCAGTTTCCTGTTGCAAGGTTGTTTCCTACAGTTGACAGCTTGGTATATTACAGAGATAGTAGAAGTCTTTCAACTATATGCAACTACGACATTATAGTTGACTTGACTGGTGTTGTGGAAGACAACTCTCAAAGAAAACATATAAACTACTATGAGTTACATAAAAGGTTTCTTATAGAAAAATACGAAGCTGCTTTTTTAAAAAACATGGTTATAGAACCACCCCAATTGGACTATACTTTGCTTCCAGAAAATGAAGTGAGTGCTTATTTAGACGCTTTGCGGCTGTATAAAGGTGAATATGTAGTATTGCATGCTGGTGGAAGTAGTATTTTGAGAAAGTGGAGTAATGTAAAGTGGAAAAGTTTAGCATATTACATAACAACTAATTCAAATAAAAAAGTTGTATTTGTAGGCAGCAAATATGACTTTGCTTTGTCAGACGAGTCTGTAGGTATATACAGCATAACAACTTTTTCGTTAGACAAAGTAGCTTCTGTATTAAAAAATTCTGCTTTCTTAGTAACGACTGACACTGGAATGCTTCATTTAGCAGGTGTCTTGAATGTTCCTATGGTATGTCTATGGGGAAGCACTTCACCTGAAATAGTAAGTTCTATGTATAAGAACAAACAAGTTCATATAATTAGCAAAGGTTGTTCATTAGCTCCTTGTTTTTTCTTACGCAGGTCTAAATGTCCTAATTTGCAAGAAAATGCTTTATGTATGAGCTTTATTAAAGTTCCAGATGTATTAAAAACAATAGAGCAACATGACTTAATTTCTTTTAGAAAACATAGGCTTCCTGACAACATTGTAGCAGAAGTAGGACCTGACTTGACAGAGAAAGTGAATGTATATAGAAATAGACAAGGTCCGAAAGACATGAAGCTTCAAGACATAGTTGTCAGTGGAGTTAAAGGGACAAGAGTTTTATATATAACTGAAAGTGAAGTTGTGTATAGTGGCGGTAGGTATTATGGTTGGTCTGTAATGAAAGCGTTAGCAGAAAGAGGTTTTAACATATGGGCATATACTAATAGAGTTCCCCCTTTCTATTTGGACTTTGACAACTCAATGTTTAATGGAAATTTTACTACAATAATTGACGAAAGTTTAGACATAAACAAATTTATACATGAGTTTGACTACATAGTTGGTGAGCCTTATCATACTGGAATTACAGCAGTTGCGTATAGAGACACATATTGCCCAAAGGCTAAAGTTGTAAACTTTGTATATGAAACACCAAATTATATAAGAGAGTATAGAAAAGGGGACGATGCAAACGAGTCTTTCTGGAAGGCTTACAAAGAGGCTTTGTTGAAGTCAGACTACATAATAACACTTTCGCAGTTAGGCGTTGAGAAGATGTATGAATGGGATTCCAGATTCAAGGACAAAAACGTTGTAGCAATTGAGCCAGCGTGCAATACAAGGGTTTCTGAATATACCAACATAGGCAGAAGAGCGGGTAAACGCTATTATGGAGCTATATACATATCTATGTATAAAGACTATAAGAACTTTCCGTTCTTTTTTGAAACTGTCCAAAAACTTAACATAGACAAACCTGTTGTAATAATTGGGTATAAAGCTGAATATTTAAAAAGAAAATACGAACCGTCTGGTTTAAAAATAAAAGCGTTGGAAAATGTAAGCGACGTGGACAAGTTTAAACATATTGCTATGTCTGACTGTATGATAGTTCCGACTAAATTTGAGGGTTTTGGAATGACTCCAATAGAAGCTATGGTTTTAAAGACTCCTGTTTTTTGCTCAAACTTACCAATATTTAAACAAAATTACAAGTCGCATGTTATGTATATGGACACTACGAATGCTGCAAAAGCGGCTGTTAACATTAAAGCAGGAATAAACAGACTGGATTTAGACAAGTGGTTAGCCAAGACAAAAACTTGGGCTATGAAACATTATAGCTTTGAGGCTTTGATGGAAAGAACTAAAAGAGTGTTTCCAGACATAGAGGTTCCTATTGTTGACACTACTGTAAGAGTTGCAATAATGACTACATACAACGAAAAGTGTGGGATTGCTGAAAACACAAAGTGGTATGTTGACGAACTTGTAAAGCAAGGAGTAAGGCTTATAGTTCTTGCTCCTACTGACAAGCCGCCTATTAGAGAAGACGAACAGTATGTATTTAGATGTTGGTCTAGAAAAAGTAGTGACTATACCAGAGTGCTTGACTTGCTGAAAGAATATGACATAAACATTTTACATATACAACATGAGTTTTCTTTTGTAAAAGACATAGAAGCTTTCATAAAGTTTTTAGAAAAAGTTAGGTCTCTTGGAATAAAGACTGTTATTACATATCATACTTATTTTGTAGGGCTTGGTTTTTTTGACAGAGTTGCTATGGTTGTAGACAAACAAGTTGTAGCTAACGGAGCTGTCTTAAAAAAGACTGCGTTGTTTGGGACATATGACTTAGTTCATATACCTTTGCCTTGTATAAAAAGAGACGAAATACCAATAGAAGAAGCAAGAAAGAAACTAGGTCTTCCATTAGACAAAAAGTATATGACTTGTCACGGGTTCTTTCATAGACATAAAGGGTATCATATTGCAGTTGACGCATTGAAATATTTGTCAGAATGGAACTTGATAATTGTAGGACATGCAGACAGAAAAAACCAATACTATGTAGAAGTAAGGTCAAAAGCTAACAAATACAAAGACAGAGTTTTGATAAACACAAATTATTTGTCTATGGAAGACGTAATGACATACTTATATGCGTCAAATGTTATTTTATATCCGTATTTGGTAGACACTCACTATTCAGCTTCTGCTGCTGTAAGGACAGGGCTTGCTTCTAAGAGGCTTTGTCTTTGTAGCAATAGCACTATGTTTGAAGATTTAGACAAAGCTGCATTGAAGTTTAAAATGAATGATCCTAAAGCTTTAGCAGACAAATTGTTATATGCTTACAAAGACAAAAATAAGATGAAAAATGCAATAGTTAGAGCAATGACATTAGTAAATAAAACTACTCCTGACAAAATTGCACAAAAGCATTTAGACTTATACAAAACTCTATTGAAAGGAAGGTGACTTTTATGGAAGAACAAAGACCAAAAGTAAAAGTAGCTGTTTGCATTAGCACTTACAACGACTTTGAACTTGTCAATTCTCTACTGACAACTATTAGGTATTACACAAAATATCCAATGGAAAATGTAGGAATTGTTGTATGTGACGATGGGAGTAAAGAACAATACAAACTCGGGTTAAGACATATAATAAAACAACAACAAGACTGGCACAAAAACTTATATCTTACAGAGCATATGGAAAACCAGGGTATAGTAGCTACTTGGAATCATTTGTGGAGATTTTTCGACAGTGAAATTTCTGTAATTCTCAACAACGACCTTTTGGTTACAAGAAACTGGCTTCGTTCATTGGTGTATTTTATAGAAAACAATCCTCATTGCGGAGCTTGCTCACTTCCTTCTTATTACATAAGACCAGTTCTTGTTCCAGCTCTTGTAGAACATCAAGAAGAGTTTATGGTAGAAATAGTTGACCCAATAACAAGAAAGAAACTTACTTGTCAGCCTCATAGTTTCCAAGAACCTACGGACAGTCTTCCAGGAAGAGTAATGGCACCAGCAGGTATGTGTTTTGCTACAAGGACGAGTTTGTTGAAAGAAATTGGTGGTTTTGACGAAAGCAATTATAGAAGTTTTTATGAAGAAATAGACTATGGAACGGAATGTGCTATGCGTGGTTATGTAAGTTATGCACTTCCATATCCTTACATATACCACATTTGGAGTTATACATTTGCACACAACCCTGAACTTAAAGCACAAGAAACTATGTTGAACAGTCGCAAGAATTATATGAAGAAATGGTATGGAGACATAACACCTGACGACCCATACAATCCACACTATAGATTTATGAGAAAGATTCCACCAGCAAGAGTAAAATTTATTACTTATGCAGACAACGAACAGGGCTATGTAGAAAAAGAACATTTGGAAACTTGGACAGAAGTAAAACAAGCAGCTAACGAAGGCAAATGGTTTAAGTTGTTAGAAGCTGGAAATGTTAGGCTTGAAGACATAGAAAATTTAACTAAAAGAACTTTTAGTCAGAAAGACTTAATATAAGGAGCTATATATGAAAAAGTTATGTTTGTTGTTTGTATTAGTTGTTTTTATAATAGGTTGTAAAGACAAAACATTACAAGAAATTGACGTTTCTTCAATTCGACAAGTAGCTTCAGTAAACGAATATATAACAGACATATGTTATTGGAGAGGCAGAGTTTGGTTAACTCCGTATTTACACTATTCAAGTGGAAAGTTGTATAAATATGACATATCTTCTAACAAACTTGAAGTTATACCTGTAAGTGGTAAATATGAGAGTTTCTACAGAGTTTGGGAAGGAATAGATGGAGCATTAAACTTTACTACAGAACAACCACCTACTTGGTTTAGGACAGACGACGGAAGAAATATTAGAAAGATGAGAAAGTTTGCTTCACATGGTTGGGGAGTTCTTGGAAATAGGACAGCAGACGGAAGATGTATAATGGGTTGGTCGTATTTAAGAACTAGGACTAATATGTATGACCAAATAGGAACTAACCTTATTGGAATACCAACAGTTGTAGGGTTTGATGGAGTAAACAGAATTGTATGGTTTGGTGAAAGATGGAGAAGAACTTGGTATATAGGAACAAGTCCTACAAATGCTTACAAACAACCTAATACTGGAAATGTGTATAAACTGAATATAGACGGAACTTGGACACCAGTAGTAGGATATGACGTAAAGCAAAATGTAAATGACCAGTTTGCAATGCCTATAGGGGCTGCTATATGTGGAATTGTTTGGGAAGACTGTCTTTTTATAGGCACTTGGAACCCACAAACTATTGTAAAGCTTACAGAAGATAACGACTGCACTATAAGAACATTTAAACCTTATGGAGAAATAAGCAAGTTTTGGACTGATTCTGACGGGCATTTGTTCTGCGGCGGTTATGAAGACGGTTTTGCTTATGTATATCAACTTACAGACGTTGAAGACGACGAGTGGGAAGTTGTTGTAAGAATACCTACAAACGGGGCTAATAGAAAGTGGGGAACTAAAGGCGTTTGTATTTCAAACGACACTATGTATGTAGTAGTTAGAAGCGGGGATAAAAGTTTGCTTTATAGGATAAATTATTAGATAAACTATATTAATGGAACCTAAACAAAGGAGGGCGTATGGACTTTTTAAAAGAATTAATTAACACATTTTTTGTTCCAGTTGTAGGAAGTTTGTTAGCTTATGTAGTGTCAAAGTTGGTAAGTGTTGGAATTCAACTTGTTAAAACTAAAATAGCAGACATTCAAAATGTAGCACTACGAGCATTTATTTCTTCAGCTGCAACAGAGGTAGTTCTCTATGTAGAACAAAAGTATAAAAAACTTAAAGGAACAGAAAAGTTTGAGAAAGCTGTTGAAGTATTGGAAGACAAAGTAGACGACTTTACAGAAAAAATAGGACTTGGCAGAGAAGTAGTTAGCGACAAAGACATAGAAGTTGCAATTGAAGCTGCTGTAAAAGCTATGAATGAGAGTTGGGGTAAAAAAAAGTAAGTTTTTTACAAAAACTGCTTAAAACAGGAACTCTTGTATATAAACATACAACATTTGGATATTCACACGTTCCGTTTTATAGAGCTTTAGAAAACCCAATTGCTTACATGCGTTGGGCTGAAAATGTAGACAAGAACAAGAAGTATTTTTGGTTTAAGTTTACATATAAATTTTAACAAAAGGATTGAAGATGAATGGATTGGATTTACCTACATTGCAGACAAATATATTAGTAGAAACATTAGACAAATATGTTCCTATAAGTGGGTATATTCTAACAATTGGCAACAAACCTCCGTCTTTTGGTGGAAAAGCGTTAGTTTTAAAAAATGAAAGACATATAGACGAAAACAAAGACACTGACTGTGACATTTTGTCAAGATATGAAAGACTACCAATAGCTAATGAGTTTTTTGGAATTGTATTTGTTCACTATGTATTAGAACAGGTAGCAAATATACCATTCTCTATAAGAGAGTGGTTGCGTGTATTGAAACCTGGTGGTTTACTGACAATTATTACACAAGTTAAAGACTATTCAATAGAAGAAACAAACTTACCTGCAAAAGGTGAGTTGTATCATATAACTAAAACTGTTTGTTCAGACACATATAGCAAGTTGCTAAATTTTGACACCCGAAAGAACAAATATGACATAGACATAACAATTAGAAAAGGTTTTGTTGACTACGAAGCACATTATGAAAAAATGTATAAGCCATATACAATTGACATATATGGGTGGTCAAATTTGTTTAAAGAAATGTTAAGATGTCCTGTTTGCAGAAATCCTTTATATTCGTCGGGTTTTAATACATTAAGTAGAATTTACAGAGAGTCTTTCTGCAAATTCTGTAACTATACGTATAAAGACAGTGACTTTAGAATAGACGACACAAGGCTTCTTGAATTATGGCATTTAGAAACACAAGGTAGGTGACAGATGTCTACTGTAATGAAATTTGGAAAAATTTGCAAAGGTTGCAACAAAATATTTTGGTATTCAATAGGAGAAGAATGGAAAGAATACTGCAACGAATGTGAAGCTAAACAGATAAAAGCAGGAAAGAAACAAGTCAACTCTGACAGAGAGGAGGATATACAATGACACATTCAAATAGAATACTTGTTACTGGAAGTGCAGGTTTTATGGGTAGTTGGGTAGCTCATAGACTAGCAGAACTTGGCTATGAAGTCTATGGTGTAGACAATATGCAGCACGGGGACAAAGAAAATATAGACCACAACAAACAAAGGTTTACAGTATTAGACTTAAGAAACAGAAGTTATGTAGAGGACTACATTCAGTATGTAAAACCTGAATATTTGTTTCACTTAGCGGCAACTGCAAGAGAAGGAGCAAGCCAGTTTTCGCCTATTCTTATGACAGAGAACAACCTAAATGCCTATATGAATGTGTTAACTGCTTGCATAAAGACAAAGAAGTTAAAGAAAGTAGTCCTCTTTTCGTCTATGTCTGTATATGGAAACCAAGAACCTCCATTTGACGAAACTTTCGAAAGAAAACCAGAAGACATCTACGCAGTAGCTAAAGCAGCTATGGAAAGAAATACAGAAATTCTTTCAGATGTCTATGGGTTTAGGTATACTATCATTCGACCCCACAACGTCGCAGGCGAGAATCAGTCGTTGTCAGACTTATACAGAAATGTAGTAGCAATATTTATGAATAGAATTATGAGAAACGAGCCTATCTACATATATGGAGATGGTGAACAAACAAGAGCATTTAGTTACATAGCTGACAGTTTAGACTGCTATTGTAAGTGTATAGAAGAAGTTACAGACGGGCATATAATAAACATTGGTGGTATATATCATATTACTATAAATAAATTAGCAGAAATAGTTATTGAAGCAATGGGAGAAAAAAGTTGGAAAATAATACATCTTAAAAACCGACCTAGAGAAGTTAAACATGCTTATTGCACATACGAGAAATCTGTCTCTTTACTTGGTTATGAAGAAAAGGTAGGTATTTGGGAAGGAATATATAGAATGGCTCATTGGGCTAAACGAAAAGGACCGCAACCCTGGACTTTTGAAAAGCTAGAAATATACAACGAAAAAACTCCTATAACTTGGTTTCCAGACTTTGACAACAAGAGTGGTTGTAGAGGGCATTTCATATAGAACTACCTTTCACAAACTACTTCGTATAATAAAATATAATTACAAAAGGAGTATGCACATATGTCGTATATTACAAGAAAGGACATAGAAGGGCTTGGCGACCAATTTTCAATACCGCCTGCATACCAGTCTAGTGACATATCTACTATAATATCAGAAGTAGAAGAATATATAAATGACATTACAAAGAACAACTTTACAGACGGCGGAGTTGACAAAGTATTAGAAGTTGACGGAACTGGAACAGAAAGTTTGTTTTTGTTTCCATATACAACATTACCTATTTTGTCTATTACAAGTATAAAAGAAAGAACAGACCCTACTGTTAGCTGGAGTAGTAGTTCTGTTTCTACTATAGACTCTGACACTTATTATATACCAGAAGGCGACAAGCATAGAATAGACATAAGCATAGGAGCAGATACTATTAGGACTATAATAACAACTCCAGGAACTTGGACAAAAGGGCAAGCTAACTATAGGATTGAAGGTAAGTTCGGACATGGAAGTTGTCCGCATCCTATAAAGCTTGCTTGTGTGTATTTGGCAAGGGACAAAATAAGACCAGGTTATATAAAGTCTATAATGGTAATGCAAGAGAAATGGTCTGATTATCAATATATAGCAATGCCAGGTTGGGAAAGACGCTACGGTAAAGAAATACCTATATATACTGGTTGGGCTATAATAGATGTGCTAATTAGACCTTATGTAATGCGTAAGATAGACTTAGGTGTAGTATGATAGGAGGGCTTTACGAAATAGTTAAAGTTGTAATGCGTCAGGAAAATGTTCCTGACGGCTATGGCGGTGTAAAGCTAGTGACAAGTATAATAAACAACAACTACAAATGCAGGTTTTGTAGATCAAGTGTTGAGTTAACTGGGTATTTGAGTTTTGCAGAAACCAGATGGTCACCAAGACCGCAAGGGTTAGGAGAAAAGTTAGTTTATATAGTGTTAGGTGAATACGACCCGAATATAAAGAAAGGTATGTTTTTGGAAAAGCTAAACGACAGAAATGAAATAGAGAGGTGGGAAATTTTGCAAATGGATCCACAAAAAGACGCAAGTGGCAATTATAGGTTTTGGAAGATGACAGTTGAACAAATGACATAGGAGTTTGTTAAATTATGTTTAATCTGAAAAATATTGACTTTATGCACCCATCAAGCTTTGCAGTAAAAGTTTACTATAAAGACAACTGGAAGTTTATGCGTAAAGTATTAAGCGACATGATGTATAGAGCTAGTAGGAAAAGCAAACATAAAGCATTGTTAAAGAAAGCAGTTGACCAGTATATAGTTCCTGCTGCTAGAAGAAATATAGAAATTCAAATGCAAAGATATCCAAACAGTGCTAAATGGGGAAGAACTGGCGAGTTGTATAGAAGTGTTCATTCGGAATATTTAGGTGGAAGGTCTATATTTGGAATAAGCGTTCCTACGAATACAGCAGCAGTCCTTGTAGGAACACCACTTGCATATGGTAGGTTTATAGAGTTTGGAATACCACAACGCAGAGCTAGGCGTAGCAAAGTTATGGTATTTAAAGATATACTAGGAAATGTATATTTCAGAGAAACTGTAAAAGGAGCACCACCAAGACCTTGGCTTATACCTGCTGTATATTCAAATATACAGAATGTAACTAACGAAGCTGGGAGTAGAGTTTCAACATTTATAGTTCATGGAAACAAAGCAGAGTTGACTTCTGCTATTAAAAACTATGCGTATATGCAGTTAGCAACATCTGAGTCTAATACAAACTTATACTCTGTGGAAGTAGAAATATAGGAGTTACTATATGTCAGTAACAAGAGAATTTAGTAAGTCGCTAATGTATTTATACAGAATGTTTCAAAACTTTTTGACATCTGACAGTGAGCTTGTAAATCTTACTGGATATGACACTGACAATTTGTCTATAATGGCAGGAACACCTGACGCTGTTGCTAAGTATCCATGTGTAGTTTTTTGGGACATTACAACAGACCTTACAATTTCGTATATAGATGAAGTCCATACAACACTCTTAGATATAGCCATAATGGTGCACAGGGAAAACTTTAAAACTGTTGGCAGTATGACTTTCAAAGGAAAACTTCTATGTGACGCCATAGCAGGTAGAATACAATATTTGTTGCAGCCAGGTGAAAGTAAAATACCTGACTTCAACGACGACTATGTCCTTGTGTATGACATTATGGTTAGAAACAGATTGAATATTAGAATTGAAGAAGACGAAGACATATGGCGAACTGACTTATTAGTAGATTTAGTATGGTGTTACAAAGTTTAATAAACCATAAGGAGGAACTTTTATGGGCGACAGACGGTATATTATAGCAGAGCATGCTAGACTTAAAGTAGACGGAGTTGACGTCGGTTATACATTAGCTCCTACTACAATTTCTATTACTAGAGACTATGTTGAGGCAAATGTAGAGCAGGTGAAAGGACCTATTAAGGAATTTCTTACGAATGAAGTTATGACTATTGAAACAACTCTTGCAGAAACCACAATGGAAAACTTACGTATAGTATGGGACCAAGAAAGTTCAATGCTAGTAGGCGGAACTTTCTTAGCTCTTGGAACTGAAGGCGGTGCAAACGAACATACTATAGTCATAAATGCTAATGCTCCTGAAGGTGAGGACTACGATTATGAAAACTGGTATATATTCAAAGCTGTAAGTATGGAAGCAGGGCAAATTACAAGAGCTAAAGGTGAAGTTTCTGGTATTCCTGTAACATTTAGATGTTTAAAAGACACAAGCAATGGTAACAGATTTGGTTACAGAAAGTTAAGTGACAGTGAACTTTAATAAACAGGAGTGATGATTAAATGAATAAGATTGAGGACAAAGAAAGAGTTGACTATTTACAGCATACTGACATACGCATTGTTGCGACATTATTGTGTGGGAAGATTGCTTTTCTTACAGACGAAGGGAAGTTTGTGCCTATAGACGCAGAGAAAATAGTCTTAAAGCGAGTGACTCGGAAAAAATCAACAGGGCAATGTCGCTTTCTACTTGAAAACAGAAGCTCTGTGAAACTTCCCACACTTATAATGGCGTATTACAACGACAGGTTGTATGTTAGTTCTAAGTCATTTAGTTCAAAGCTAAATGACTTAAAGGACATAATTAGTTCAGGGAGTATTGACAATTTATAATTGAAAGGAGCTTTATATGACTGACAAAGAAGAAGCAAAGGTAGTAAATGTTACAAAAGAACTATTTAACAAAAAAGAGAAAGTGTCTGTTGACGGGTTGGAATTTGAAATGTGGCGTATGAATGTGGAAACTTTAGAATTGGCAACAGCCACTATTCTCAAAATAATTATGTTTTTTCAACCAGGTTCTAGTTTATTCAACTTGATAGATAAGCAAGACGTAGCAGTTGTAAGGTCTATAATAGCTTCTTGTTCTACATTGGACGCTGAAACTCTAAAGCAACTTCCAATGACTACTTTTTTGAAGATAGTTGACAAGTGGATTGAAGTAAACGAACAAGAACTAATACAGGCTTCTAAACTTTTTTTAGCTTTAAGGGAAAGGGTGACGAAACTGAACAAAAAACTTGGGAAGAAATAAGAACTGAAGCATTAGACAACTTGTCATATTCAATCGTCTTCCTTTCCAGTGAAATGAATTTAAAATTAGAGGAGATAGCTAATTTGACATTGACTCAAATTACATATTTTCAGAAGGCGTTATTTCAAAAGAAGATAGAGGAACTGAAAACTATTTCATATTGTATTAGAGTGTCAGCTATGGGGGACGACGAAAGTTTTGCGTCTTGGACTGCTTCGTTAGACGACTTGCTTATGAAAGCTGACTACTCTGTAAAAGGGAAAGAAGCCCTATATAAGAAACAAAAGAAAGTTTTGGAAAAGACTAAAGACTTTGAACTTATATCAGGCAACAAGGGTGGTATTCAAGGAAGCAACAGACCAGAAAGCTTCTTTAAAGACTACTTCAAGAATAAGAAGAAAGACATACAGGAGATATAGTAATGGGAATACCTTTTAGAGCTACAAGAGGCGGAATGTTTGGAAACAATTCGTTTGTCTCCGTAGTAGCATTAGACGCAACAAGATTCTTAAAAGGTATAAAAGAAATAAGCAAAGCTCTGGAAACCCATAGTAAAAAGACAAGAAGCACATTTCAAGGCATAGGAAAAGCCGCTTCTATTGGTTTCGGGCTTACAGCAAAAGTTATTTTTGGAGTAACTACTGCCATTGAAGGTCTTGCTATAGCTGCGTCTGTATATGGAGCTAAACTTGAAAGGTTTATGAGGACAACATCTGCTATTGTTTCTCAAACTGGCGGGGACATGTTAGAAATTGAGAAAAGGCTAACAGACGCAGCTCGTGAAATGGCAAGGACAACTGACTACTCAGTAACTGAAATAGCTCGTTCAATGACAAGGTTAGCTCAAGCTGGTTTAAATACAGAAGAAATTATAGCAGGAACTAAAAGTGCTATTGAACTTGCTGGTATTACAATGGGCAACTTGGAATTTACAACTAGACTTATGGCAGCTACATTCCGCCAGTTTGGTATGAAAAGCATGAAGGACATGACTAGAATAGCAGACGTATTTACAGTTGCTATTACGAAGTCTCTCTTGTCACTTCAAGACTTAGAGTATGCAATGAAATATGCTGGTCCTGTTGCAGCTTCTTTAGGTTGGTCTATTGAAGAAGCAGCAGCAGCAGTTGCTCAGTTTGCAAATTTAGGTCTTACAGGCTCCCTTGTTGGAACACACTTACGTATGTCAATGGGTGCTTTGCTTACAGTTGCAGGAAAGACCCAGTCTCAAATAGACCAACTTGGACTTAGTAGCAAAGAGTTAGTTGAAGCTTTCAAAATGAGTGGTGTTACTATTTCAGCTCAGCAACGTGTATTGAGAAGACTAGGGCTTACAATAAACGACATTAGTCCTATGATGCACAACTTAGGTGAAATTTTACAAAACCTTGCAGACGCAGGACTGACTGCACAAGACGCATACATCTTGTTTACAAGGCGTGCAGGTGGCGACATAGCTAAAATGGTGGAAGATATAAAACGAACAGGACGAAATGCCTTTAACGACTTCTTAGAACTTTTAAAACATGCTGGTGGCAGAGCTCACAAGATATATACAGAGACATTAGACACTGTAAGCGGTCAATGGAAAATATTTATGAACATAGTCAAGGACATTGGTCTTGAAGTATTCTATGCTTACAAAGACGAGTTGAAAGAATTTATAATGAGTTTGTCTAAAGCAGGCGGAGTTGTTAGGAAAGCACTAGCAGACCCAGAAGTTAAAGCAGAAATTAGGCGTATATTTAACCTTGCAATAGGATGGATTGGTAAATTTGCTGAAAAGTTAGCTACGTCAAAAGACACATTATTTGAAATTATAGCAACTTTGCAAACTATACTTAAAGTAGTTAAGTTTGTTTTCTTTGCTGTAAAAACATTTTTTCGTATGATATGGACAGGAACTAGGAATATTAAGGTATGGATTTTGAGTCATATTGCTGATATTGCTGAAGCTTCTGGTAATTTCTTTAATACTGTATATGACTGGTTTGTAAAGATTAAAGACTTTATTACGACATATTTCCTACGAGGAAGTATATATGACACATTTAAAAAAGTAGCTGATTTTGTAAAACATCCGAAAAAAACTTTATTTACGGCAATATTTGAACAGGAAGCAGAGGCTGGACTAGGAGCAGACCCTAGCAAGACATTAGTAGGTGGTCTTACCCATTATAGACATCCATTTGGCGACAAATTAATAGGCTTAGCTAAGAGGTTAAGAGACGAAGCTACTTCTACAGGTTATCTTGTTGAAGCTGCTACTGCCATAATGGCAGATGAATTTTATGACTTGGACAATGCTATTGAGCACTTGGGGGACAAAGCTGGTCTAACGGCAAAAGGAACTACAAACTTGATAGCAGACGAAGTTGTTTCAACAATAAACAGTATAAAAAAGAAAGTTGAAAAATTTAAAAAAGACGTAGAGAAAGAAAATGAAGAATATGCAAACAACTTCCTAAACAAACAGAAGAAAACTTCAAAAGAGACTGTTTCCTTCTGGAAAGACGCTTGGAATGCTTTAAAGTCTTATACAAAAACTATGTTTGACACATTTAAAGACCTTGGGGAAAGCGGAGGCTCTTTCTTCGACCAACTTGTTAGCTACATGCCAGAGTGGAAGAAAATATTTAAAGACACGATAGATTCTATACACGGTTCTTTCAAAGACACATTAGTTGGAATGATGGAGGGAACCAAGTCATTTAAAGACTTCTGGATAGATACTTGGAACTTAATAAAAAGAAAGACAATAGAAATAATAGCAGAGTTAATGACTCAGTGGATTTTCAATACATTTTTTGGAGAAGTCTTTGACAAGCTTGGTCTTTTAGGGACGTCTACTGGTGGTCTTTTCTACAATTTATTTCATGCTGGTGAAGAAGACAAAGCTAAAGAAACTGCTACGAAAGTAGCAACAGCAGTTACAGGCGAAGTGTTGAAAGGCGAGCTTGTTTCCAAACAAGGTGGCGGTCTTTTAAGTGGTTTTGGTCTTGGGACTATATTGAAGTCTGTTGGCGGTGAAGTAAAAAAAGCTACGTCTTTTGTAGGAAAATTATTTGGTTTTGGTGGTAGTGAATGGACAAGAGCAGAAGCTGCTGACAAATGGGCAGAAGACGTATTATTTGGTGGAACTGAGTTTGCTCCGAAAGGAGTTCCTGCGGATGCTGTTAAAACTGCTGCTAAGAAAAGTATTTTCAGCAAGTTCTTTGGAGATTTTGGTTGGAAAGGTCTTTCAGGTCTCAAAGACGCTCTCTTTCCTGGTCTTACAACTGTTGGTATAAGTTTATTGACGGGCAATAAGAGAACTGCATTAGGTAGTGGTATAGGAACAGTTCTTGGTAGTTTCTTTGGTATGCCTTGGTTAGGTGGAACTCTTGGTGGTTTAGTAAGTGGTTTGTTTAAGAATAAAAACCCTGACAAATATCTTTGGGCAGAGCAAATAAGAAAATATGTAGGAGCTAACCCAGTTAATTGGGGTAGTGGAGAAGACTGGGCTCGTTGGTTTATGCAAAAGTTTGGAGTTGACAGACCTACTGCTGACCACTATGGAGCATTAGTAAGACAGAAGAAAATTACGCCAGAAGAAGCTATAGCAGAACTTTCAGGACAAGTTCCAAGAGGAACTTTTAGCAATAGAAGTAGACCTGGTAGTTATGTAGGCAAGCCTTTTGAAATACCCAAATACAGTATGCCTTTATTAGGTAGTGGTAAGAATACAGTCCCATATATAGGCAAGATCGTAGGCGGAATACCAGTAGGTTACAACCCACGCATACCATTGCAAAAAGGCGGTTTTATAGCACACACAACTAATGCTATACTTCACCCAGGTGAATTAGTTCTTCCT